TGATATGGTCACCGTTACCGCACCTACCGCGCTCGTTATTTGTTGGCCTGTCGGGTACGTCTGATGGCTGTACAGGTCGCGGAACTGTGTGCCATCGAAAGCTTGATGAATCCCGTTTGTAGTATTAAAGATAATCGCCCCAGTGGCAAACTGTAGTTCGCTGATTTCAGTAGCGTTGAAGTGAGGCGATATGTTGATATCGACCGCTGACAGATTTAATTCCAATACCCGAATCATGCGGTTGAAAACATCGGACGACACTGTTTCGCCTTGAGCGAGCGGCAGTCTCGTTTGTAAAATACTGCTCACCCACGTCGCCCACTGGGTTGAATGTCGATTCTAGTGGAGCCTAATCTCCACTTATAACCCAACTGATTATCTGCGGTGTTGTCATCGTCTGACTCAAATCGGAACACGACTTGTCTCGCTCGACTTCGCACATTGCTGAACGTAGTCGTTGGGGTGACCTGCGTGGTTGAGTCTGTCGTCAGCGATTGGCCTGGGAAGTCACGGCGCTTCAGCACGATGTTCATCGCAGGTGTGTTGGTCGCCCCTGACTCTTGCACAAATTTCATGTCAGGGATGATTCGTTTGACGAAGCTGAACGCTTCTCCTGAGCTGATATCGAGATCGCCGGACTCAATGAAGACACCAGACATTGCTGAATCGTTGTCGTTGTACCCTTGCTCGTGCTCGAACACGCAGTTCGAGCTGGAGGTTTTTGCGGTCGCCAGGGGTTGATCCTCGATGCCTGCGTCTAGCCATGCGTATCTGATCAGACTGCCTATCGACCAGTGGTTTTCTTCGTAATTGTAGATGACGTACCGACTGACTTCGCCAGTTGCGTCCTCGATGCTTGGATAGAAGAACCAGATCTCGCCGTACTCGCTATTCACGCCCATGTGGCACTTGAACGCTTGGCCAAGATCTAGGTCATTGAAAACATACTCCTGTACAGCACAAGGGAGCTTTTGCACCGAACCGTTGTAGAAATAAAACCCAGTCTTGCTGGCGAAATACACGCCGTTTGGCGCGTTTGCAGCAGCCTTGGGACCAATGAGTCCAGCGCCCTCGTTCACCAAATTTACCGCGAAGGTCAGAGGCGGTCCGATAAAATTCATCGAGTAAAGCGATGTGTCAGTCCAGATCAAAATCTCTTGTCTGCTCTTGATGCCGCCAACGATGAATGACCCGCTCGACAACCGCACTGATCCTGCGCTGTTTGTCGCGGTGGGCAAGAAATCTAGCTCGTTTTCTGAATCACTGAACGCAACCAACATGGGATCAACAACCCCAGTGCGTGAGCCGCTGGACAAAGGATCTGCGCCTAAGACAATCAAGTGCCGGTCAGTCTCTGAGGTGATGACTTGCAGACCGACAGTCGGCACTCCTGTCGCGCCACTTAGACCTGAAAGCTCAACCGCTCTCGTGCTTGTGCCATTGTTTTCCAACCATCGGAAGATGCCAGCGCCACGCACGTTGATGATCAGGTTTTCACCAAAGTTGTCGTGCGTCCAAAGGCGCAACTGATTGACCGCGCTAATCGCAGACGCTGAGCCGAATCCTCCAGAACCCCAGGTGCCCAAACCCCAGCCTGCGGATGAAACGTAAGTATCCAGACCGACGTTGATTTGATAGGTGCCGACGACGCTACTGCCGCCGTTTCCGCTGTCACTGCTGTTTGCGGTGACGGTCGAACCACTGGTGTCTTTTGCGGTGATCGTGTAAGCGTTTGCAGTGGTGACTAAATCGATTTGGTACTCTTGATTCAGAACCTCAGCGGTGACATTTCCGCCAAGTGTCGCTGCGCCACTAAACGTAACGAAATCGCCGCTTACCGCACCGTGCGCTGTATCAGCAATTGTGATCGTGCTGCTGCCGTTTGTTGCGCTGAAGGTCACGTCGCCGGCACTTGTCGTAGACCGTATCGGCGTTACATCGTTATACGCAAATCCCTCTTCAATGAAATACTTGAACGTAGTCCCTACACCAAGGAAACGGGTGCCTCCCAACGAAATCCATGAGTGCAGGGCACGGCCTGTGCCGAGGTAAGTATTGGAGCCAAGCTTTAACCAGCCGCCAACTTTTTCGACGCGACCTTTACGGAATCGAACAAGGTTTGCATCGACCCAACCGCCTTTTGCGCTGTAGTCGGTTGACTCCTTGTTGACTCCCGGCTGAAACTCAAGGGTTTGCAGCGCCACGGGTCATCAAGCCAGTCGGATGATTGCGCCGGTGGCAGTCGGACTTGGGAACACGACAGTGAAATCACCAGCCGTGCTCGTTTTGTCTCCGCCAAAATCTATCACAGCGCACGCCTTATCCGAATTGGTGTCGTTGTAGATCATACACCCGCGCGCCGTAACGGTTGCGTTAGAGAACGTGAGATCCGAGAAGTCGCATACGGCTGTGGTCCCACTCGTAGTCGGGGTGACTGACGTAAGTGCTGAGCCACCAGATGTGTAGTTGGTTCCGCTCGATTGACCAGTAGTCGTGAAGGCGGTTGTCGAAGCGCCCAAGGTCGCTGACGACGTGTAGAGCGCCAGCTTGAAAGAGTTCCCTGAAGACGCCGTAAAATTATGTGTTCCGACCAAAAGCTCTTGCTTGAAGCTGGTAGGAATTGCAGAGGTGATAGCCATGTCAAAGCTCCCTAATTATTTTCGCCATCTCCTCATGGCCCTGACGCCCAAGCATCCCCTGCAAAGTCACACGGTCAGAGGCGATAGCACTCTTCATCCCTAGCAATATTAATGTATAAACTTGGTTTCTGAAAGCCTCGGCCTGCTGTCGAATATGCGGATCTGCCTCAGAAGATATGCCTACGATTTTCTTGGTTGTCTCAGTCGCCCAGAACTCTGCGTCGTGGCCACGGTTATCGGTCGTTGAGACCATGACCTGGCCAAGCTGAAATCCTATTTGGTCGTCCATCATCCTTTATACGGCTCCGGTGCGTGTGGGACTTCCACCGTTTCCAAGTTGTGTTTTTTGACCATAGACGCCAGTTCTGATCGGTCGCATATAACCCACTCCCCTTGCGGATCGGGCATTGCTATCTTCGGGTTTGCAAGGCGATGGTATCCGTATAGACGCTCCTCTAACCCGACATTCTGATCGAGCAGTGAGGATCGAGGGCTTACGCCGACCGTGATTTGGCTGGATATACACTTACAAATCCAGAACTCCAAGCACGCCCTACCCGCTTCGGCAAAATGTAGATTGTGCTTGTAGCTGAAATCCATGCCGAAAAGGTCTATGTGTCCGACCTCGTTCCACAACGCAAACGCCAGTGCATACGCCGTGGTGTTGTTCATATACGCGCAACGCTGGTCCTTGATCACCTCATCAAGCGGATATTCCACAAGTGCTGGCACTCGCTCGTCAAGCTCACAGGTGTAAATGGGTTTTGTGTAGTCTGGTAACACACGGCGCATCACTTCGGTTTGATTGCCGGCATCCTCTGTGTCTAGAAAACGGCTTACTGGATCAAGCATGAATACACGGTCTAGCTCGAAAACAGATAAAGCAGAGTTAATGCCCCAGACCTCATCCCATTGTTTGCTATTTTCGACGCCGATAACGTAGTCAATCTGAGAGGCTCCCAGACCGATTATTGCTATTTTTTTGTCTTTGAGTTCTGCGATTTTTTCCATCAAGTCACACCAGTACGCAAAAGATCATATCGGTACTCGTCTCTAGTTCCACGGCCCTCGCTCAGATTCTTCATCCGAGAAATGCCTTCCTTAAAACGAGCCTCGAAATTGCCAATCACGTCAGGTGCTTCTTTCAGGAAAATAGCGGCTTCGACTAGCGTGCCGTACAGCAGCGGGTCAGGATGCTCTGTGCTCAACAGAGTTGTGCCTGAGTCTGCTCCCGCAGTAAGCGAAGTCGGTTTCGCCAAATAATGCAGCTCAACAGTGTATCCGCTGTCTGGAATCGGACTTAACTCAAAGGCTGAATCGTCAAACTGCGAATAATATTTTGGGAACGCCGTCGTTGTGGTCGTAGGACTGTATTCCTTGATGAACGACGGGTGTTTGAAATCTAGGTAATGGTATTTGTTGTTGCCGTCAATGACCGCCAACGAGAACGGCGCAAAAAAATCAGTCGGCGTTGCCAGAAACCGATTGTTGTTGCTCACCGTACCCTGCACGTTCCGTCGCTGCTCTGGTAGCTGGACCATCTTAAAGATCCGGTCCTCAGATTCAGTGATAAACGTGTTCAGGTTGTTGTTGAACGTCGTCTCGTTAACCTGCAAATAATCTTGCACGGTCGATTTCAAAGTCGCTAAAGTGAAGCTCATGACGTGGTTACCTCCACGGTTCCAACACTAGCAGTGATTGCAAATGTTTGCAAAGTTGCACCTAATTTACCATCACCTGTATTAGTGTAGACGGCAAACACCGTTCCATCTTCGCCGTCACTGGATGGATCAGGTCGAGCTTCCTTCAACGCTTGTGGATCAATCGGCGTCGGTTTTTTCATCAACTGAGGATGCTTTGGTGACCATTGGTCTGGACCGACAAGCAAACCGTTCCAAGTCTTTTTCATGTCCTTCAAGCGGTAGCGGAAACCTGTTATGTCACAGATGCCGTAAGCACGCTTGTTACTTGCAAAAGCCATAGTTATGCGATGTTGTAGTTGCGCAG